ACAGGATAGGACTATGAAAACGATAGTAGACACTGCAACCAATACTAGCAAATACCTCGTGGCTGATGACTACGGTATTAACGTGACTGCCGACAACATCGAGATGGGCGATCCGTCTGCCTTAGACTTTATCATCGGTGACCTTAACTCCAGCAATGCTACAGTGATCGAGGGTGTAACAACGCCTGACGATTGGTACGGTTGCAAGTATACCTGTGCGGCAGATGGGACTTTCACGGCTGTAGAAGGCTGGGTTGACCCACGCGAAGAAGCTGAGTAAATGCTAAATGATCGAGATTGGACTAGCACTTGCAGCAGCAAGCAAGGCTTTCGAGCTTATTCAACAAGGAGTTCAAACGGGGCAGGATGCCACTGACCTTATTGGAAAGCTCGGTTCTTTTTACGATGCTAAAGATAAAGTACAAGAAGCAAAGCAAGAACTAGAACGCCGTCCCGCTTCGGGGGCGTATGCGTCAGGATCGGTAGAGAACTACGCACTCAAGGTAGTTGAAGCTGAAATGAAGATAGCCAAGTATGAAGAGCAGGTTAAGAAAATCTTCATGGCTAAAGGTAAAACGCCCCTGTATCAGCGGATGATGCGGATACGCGAGGAAGAGCGATACCGACGGGCGCAAGAGGCTATCAAACGAAATCGGGAAAGGCGTGAGAAACTTAGGAAAGAACAAGAGCTTAAAAACTTAGTTTTTGCCATGATAGCCGCCGCGTTATGCGTAGGTGGGGCAGGTTGGATAATCGCTTTTATTGGCTCACTATGAGGTTGTTATGAAACTTGATCCTGTATTGCTAACAATGGCTTGCTCGTGGTCGATGAAGGCTTACAACGACAATAACTACTTCGACAGTTTTAAGATTGAAAGTAAGTGGACCTCCACCACTGCTTATGTTGTTAAGCGTAAGTCAGTAGACATCATTGTCTTTAGAGGCACACAGCAAGCCGCTGACTGGATTTGGAACGCCAGTGCTATCCCTGTACCGTATGCAGGTCGCTTTTGTCATGGTGGCTTTGCTACTGCTCATGCCTCTGTCTGGGGTCAAATTAAAAAGCTTATCGACTACAAGAAACGTACCCTAGTGTGTGGTCATAGCTTGGGCGGTGCTCTAGCAGAGCTAACAGCGGCTAAACTAAACAAGAAGCATCCCAATTTAAGCCTGATTACTTTTGGTAAGCCAAACACATTCTTCAAAGGTTTCAAGCGTCCTATGGAGCTAGACGACCAAATCTCCTGCGTCATGGGCAGTGACATTGTGGCTAAGATACCAAGGTTCTGCTACGGGCCTTCTAAGTCACAGACAATGTTATACTTTGCTAATTCTGGTAAGAACTTTATAAACCCAGCCAAGAAGGACAAAGACGGTGGTGTATCTGATGCCATCTCTGACCACTTCATGGATGGATATAAATCAAGACTAAAAGGATTCATAGAGGAGCAAAAGAATGCGAATACTGATACTTAGCGCGATTGTTATGCTGTCTAGCTGTACTTCTATTGAGCAGGTCATGGACAACAAAGACCTGTACTGTAACCAATTATACAAAGGTATGAGAGCGGTCGGTCGTTCTGCCTTGTCTGCCACTACTGGCGTAGTTGTTAGAGATGTGTGCGACACGATTGACGGCATAATTGCTGAAGAGAACATGCCTTCTGATAAGGTTGGCGCGTGAAGTTAGGAAGTCTGCTCAAGTCTCTAGCCCCTAACATAGCTTCGGCTGCGGGTGGACCGCTTGCTGGCATGGCTGTTAAGATCGCTGCCTCTAAATTGGGAATGCCCAGTACAACCACCGCTAATGAGATTGAAGACCTAATCGAGCGGGAGCCAGACAAAGCGGTTATTGTAAAGCAAGCGGACGCTGAGTTTAAGAATCGCATTAAAGAAATGGAGATTGACTTAGAGTCTTTTAAAACTGAGGTCGAAGACCGGAAAGATGCAAGAGCAGCCTTTTCTACTGACCTAACTCCTAAACTCTTTTCTGTATTGACCCTTATTCTGTATGGCGCGTTTGTGCTTATGGTAACTATGATGCCTCACGATCAGAATGACGAGACGATCATTAGTCTTGTTCTAGGGCAGTTGAGCGGAATCTTAGGTACTGCGGCAGCGTTTTACTACGGCGGAAGTAATGGAAAGAAGTAAAATGCAAAAGCTAATTGATATGCTAAAACGTCACGAAGGTGAGGTTAAGACTAATGGACGACATGTAATCTACAAATGCCCTGCTGGTTTTTATACCCTCGGTATAGGACGCAATGTCGATATGAACGACGGGGTAGGATTGTCCGATGATGAGGTACAGTACCTACTTGAGAATGATATAGAACGTGTCATCAAAGAGTTAAGCTCAGAGTACCCTTGGTTCAACGGCCTTGATGATGTACGTAAAGATGCTATTATTGACATCGGATTCAACCTCGGAGCCACGAAGTTACGTGGGTTTCGACGCGCCTTGACCGCTATGGAAGCAGGGAAGTACAGTTCTGCTAGTGATGAATTCTTAGATTCCAAGTGGGCTAGACAGGTCGGGAGCAGAGCAGTAGAGCTTACCGAAATGATTAGAACAGGTGAGTATCTATAACGAGGTTAGTCCATGCCACTACAACAACTACAGTTAAAGCCGGGAGTTGACCGCGAAAATACACGGTATGCGGCTGAAGGCAGTTGGTACGAGACAGATAAGGTGCGGTTCAGACGGGGTATGCCTCAGAAGATTGGGGGTTGGGCGCGTATATCTGCTGCTACTTTTCTTGGTGTGTGCCGGTCTATGCTTAACTGGGTTACTCTCCAGAGACAGAACCTTGTAGCCGTAGGCACTAACCTCAAGTACTACATCGAGCGTGGTGGAGCTTACTTTGATATTACCCCTATTAGAGCCACAGCAACGCTGACAAACCCGTTTACCACAACGCTGAACTCTACTACTGTTCTTGTTGCTGACGTTGCACACGGTGCGCTTCAGAATGACTTTGTTACGTTTAGTGGTGCTTCAGCAGTGGGTGGTCTGACTCTGAATGGTGAGTTTCAGATTAGCTTTATAGACGAGGACTCCTACAACATCACTGCCGCAAGCCAAGCGTCGTCTGCTGCTACGGGTGGAGGTACAGTCACAGCGGCTTACCAGATAAACACAGGTAACGAAATTGCTGTCCCATTCAGAGGTTGGAGTGCGGGTACTTGGGGGTCAGGCACTTGGGGAAGCAGTGGCGCTACAGATGCTCCTATGCGGATATGGAGTCAGTCTAACTTTGGTGAGGACTTGTTCTTTGGCTACAGAGGTGGACCGATATTCTACTGGGATGCGAGTAATGATCTGACAACTCGTGCAGTGTACGTATCTTCTCTCGGTGGTGCATCTAACGTGCCTACTATAGTTAACAAGACCTTTGTATCAGACATCTTCCGTTTTGCCTTTTGTTTTGGTTCAAACGCACTGGGCAGTGCCACTCTTGATCCTATGTTGATTCGCTGGTCTGATCAAGAGGATGTGACTAACTGGACTCCTGCGGCGACTAATCAAGCAGGTAGCTTACGTTTGTCTAGGGGCAGTGAAATCATTACAACCCTACAAGCACGGCAAGAGGTTCTTATTTGGACTGACACTGCGCTGTACGGTATGCAGTACTTAGGCGCACCAGAGGTGTGGGGTGCTCAGTTACTAGGCGATAACATAACAGTAGCCGGTCCTAATGCAGCAGCTTATTCAGGTAACATTGCGTACTGGATGGGTACTGACAAGTTCTATATGTACGATGGTACGGTTAAAACCCTACCATGTAGTGTACGAAGCTATGTGTTTAATGACTTTAACTTCACTCAGTATGCACAAGTCGTAGCGGGTACTAACGAGCGGTTCGATGAGATATGGTGGTTCTATTGTTCTGCGGGGTCTACACAGAATGATCGCTATGTGGTGTACAACTACCTACAAGACATTTGGTACTACGGCACACTAGCACGTAGTGCTTGGATAGACTCTGATCTACGAGAGAATCCTTTAGCTGCTACTTATAGTAACAACTTAGTTAATCATGAAGTCGGTATGGATGATAACCAAACGGGTGTACCTTCCGCTATTACAGCTACGCTCTTATCCTCTGAGTTTGACTTGGATAACGGTGACAGGTTTATGTTTATCAATCGTATGTTGCCTGACGTAACGTTTGAGGGGTCTACAGTGGATAGCCCTGCGGCAGTAATGACTTTGTTACCTATGGAGAACTCTGGTTCTGGTTACTATAGCCCTACGTCTGAGGGTGGTGTGGACAACGCTACGGTAACTCGTTCTGCTACTGTACCTATTGAGAAGTTTACAGGACAAGTATTTGTGCGTGTACGGGGTAGACAGATGGCGTTTAAGCTTGAGTCTACTGAGCTAGGTGTAGCATGGAAGTTAGGTATACCACGGTTGGAGATGCGTCCTGATGGCAGGAGAGGCTAGTGGCAGAGCGGCTCGTACAGAAAGTTCAAGTCCCTGCGCTACCGATACCTAAAGCTGGGCCGTTAAAAGAGTATCTTGATGCCCTAAACAACATCTTGCGTCTCTTCTTTAACTTGATAGCAAACGCAGTTAACAATGTATTTGGGGAACAGGGAGGTCGGTTTGTAGAGTCTCCTAATGCAAAGTTCTTTTCTACTACAGATCAAAACGCCAGTGTTATAAATACAGCATATGCGTTACAGTTTGAGAATACATATTTAGGTGAAGCCATAAGTATAGCGGGGACACCAAAGACAAGAATTACACCACTCTACTCAGGGGTCTATAACTTTGAACTCTCAGTAGAATTGACTAGCAGCAATGCTAACTCAAAAGAGCTGTCGTTCTGGGTACGTAGAAGTGGGGTAGACATAGCAAATACTGCTAGAATGCACGTCGTAGCAGGGTCAGGTGGAGTAGATGATTTTGAGTACAGTTTTACCCTAGACTTAACAGCAGGACAATATGTAGAACTTATGTGGGCAACAGACAATACAGGTATAACTATTGATTATCAGGCGGCTGCAAGTCCCCGCCCTGCCGTGCCGTCTACCCTAGTAACCGTAGTTTTTGTATCAGCGTTGCCAGAAACGCTTCCAACACCGTAGGTTTAGTATGAGTAATAAGATTAAAAAATTTAATGGTGGTGGGGAAACTAGCGGCTACGCAGGGCGTGTTAACCTTTCAGAAGAAGAACGCACATTGCAAGACCCCGTGTCTTTAGCTCGTGCTGGTGCTGGTAGTGTTTACGGTGACGCTGACACACTAATTAGAACTCTATTTGAATCTGGTCAAGCGTACGGCGACTCACTTGCGGGGTATGAAGGCGTTAGAAATCCTTTAGGAGCAGCGGTAGGGGCAGCTCAAGCTAGGGACGCTTATGCAAGTGCGGTAGAAGCAGGTTTAATACCCGGAGATCAAACACAGTTTAGGTATGGTTTTACTGATAACCCTTTGATGGCAGCGATTGATTACGACCGACGTATAAAAGAAATTGAAGCTGTAGGAGGAGATGCCTCTCAACTTAAAGAAGCCCTTACTACAATCCAAGACGACTATAAACAAAACCAAGACATAGTTGATTACCTAGCAGATATAGGGGCGAAACAAGAAGCAGCGGCAGCAAATGATCCTCCAAGCCTACTAGATAAGGGGATAGACGTAGCTCAAAAAGGAATAGAAACAGTCCAAGACGGCATAAATACTGTAGGTACAAAAGTTGGTGAAGGTATAGACAAAGTATTTGAACTATTAAATTTGCCTAATCCTACTAAAATAATCGGCGCTCCCGCACAAAAAAGCGGTACAGTAGTATGGGGACAAACCGGAGGCAGCCCAGTAATAGGTGCGGGTACAACTGGTGCGGGTACACAAGTAGGGGCGACGACCGGAAACGCTGGGCTAGACGCTATATTAAACAGGGTTACTGGAGTTCTTACAGGTAAAGTTGCAGCAGACGAAATAATAAACCAAGATATAATTAAAGAAATTTTAGTAGGACAAGCTTCTGAAGAGCTAGGTGTAAGTGTTGATGCAGTAGAAGATGGGATA